TTCCCTGGGAAGTTTGGGGGAATTGGAAAGGACTTGGGTTTAGTCGGGTCATCCCATTCCGGCCCTATATCTGGAAGGTTGGGAAGTTTTAGTGGCCCCTTAGGAAACCCACGAATCGCCTCCTCCTTCATTTTCCGCTTAAGGTCACCTGGATTCAGAGGGGGGCCGGGGTTTTTCATGGCCTCCTTCATCTGCCTTATCATGTCCTCTAGTTGAATCTGAAAATTACCCTGCGGAGGATTGGGATTCCGCAACCGTTCGGTGTGTCCTGCGTCGTACATTAGTCTTTTCCTTACCTGTTCCTTGGGGGTTGCGGTTGGCCTGGCAACGGCCTCGCTGGCACCGTCCAGCTACGCGGGAGTCGTGCGCCGCCAGGAAATTCAGCCGGAAGCCATTTCGCGGGATCGAGAACTGGCTTAGGATTCCGGCGAAACCTTGCGGGCAGGTTAAAATTTCCGGGGTTGAGATTTCCCCAACCTGCGGGGTTGGGTTTAAATGGGTTTTCCAGCCTCTTTTGCATATTCCGCTGCAACGCCATGTTTCTTATGAGATCCTCAGCAGGGGGAAGCTGGTCGGGCAGGTGCGGAAGGGGGGGTGGCTCTGGAGGAAGATATTCCCTGCCGTACTCACCTCTGGGTAATTCGTTTTGTCCTGGTCCGTACATTATTAACCTCACATCTTTATGATCGTCACCGAGAAAGCCTTCTTCAGGGGGCTTTTCTCGGAGAGGAATTCAAGGTCGCCTGGCCGCAGAGACTTCTTAACATTGTCGTTAACATGGTGGCTGGCTAAAAGACCACGATTCATCATCTCGCGCCCGGGAGCTTTCTGGCCGGCACTGTGGAAGTTCTCCTCCTGGGCGGAGTCTTCCAGGAGCTGCCTGATTAGCTTCTCGATATGTTCAATACCATCAATCACTCTGGTCCCTCCTGTCCTTCTCGGCCTTTATCTTCTCGCGCATGAAGTCCATCTCCAGCTGATGTGACTCACGGGCCTGCTCGATTTCCTGGCTATGCTTCTCGGCGTCCTGCTGGATCTCCTGCTGGTGCTCCTGCTGCTGGACCTGGAGATCCGCCTGCTTGGACTGGGCCTCCTGCTGGATGATCTGGGACTTGGACTGGGCCTCAGCCTGCTTGAGTTGCATGTCCATCTGCTTCTCCTGCATCTCCATCTGCTTCATCTGCATGTCCATCTGAGCTTGCTGCTGTTGCGCCTGTGCGGCGGGGTCTTCCTGCTGTTGCTGCTGCATTTGCTGCTGCTGTTGCATTTGCTCCTGTTGTTGCCTCTGTATGACCTCCTGAGTGATCATGTACCCGGTCGGATCCAGCTCATTGGCCTTGGCCCAGTCGCTAATAAGAGCGTTATACGGCTCAATCAGGCCCTGGCCGACAAAGTTCTGCAATACCGGCATAGCGATCTGGGCGAACTCGTTGAGCTGTCGTATCCTGTTCACCTTGTTGGGCTTACGGGCACTACCCGCCTCGATGCGGTAGTCGTACTCCCTGATTGTCCGCTCAAAGTCCTGCTGGCGTATCTGTGTGTCCCAGATCTGTGCCCCGAGTCTGCCAAGAATGGGTGCCACCTCCTGGCCCGATAAAAGCCACTCTGCGGCCTCGATTTCCTTGAGTGCACAGCCGCTGAGCCAGTCCTCTACCCTGCTGGCCATGTCATCAGGTCGCACAGAGACGTTCTGGTTGCGGACATCTGCCTCTGTCGCGCTGCGGATCTGTGTAGAGCCGCTCAGGCCGTAAATAAGCTCTGTCAGGCCCGTGCGCTTGTCGATCATTTCTAGGACCTCGGAGACCATTCTCCAGATGTCCACGTTGAAGCTGGGGGCGTCCAGGAAGGACACAACATCACTGATCCTCTGGCCAAATAGGTCGCTAATCTCGATGTGCGTATAGGGGCCCAGGCCGGATTTTATCTGATCCTGGATTTCTGCGCCTGCTGCCTTGGCTATTGCCACATATGTCGTGCTGGCGGCGGCTACCTTGTCGGCCAGGAAACTCATGCACCAGTTGACGAACCTAAGTTCCCCGATTGCCGGCTTAATCAGGCTGATTGGCCAGATTTCCCCCGGTTTCTCGTAGAAACTCAACGGCGAGAAGGGCCAGCCCCCGTCAGTCCAGTAGGGAATGGGCCACTGCGCGCGCATGAACAGATCCTGCTGCCCAAGCACCGAAAATGCAGGTGTGGGAAGGTTCAAGGGGTAAGGAATATCGTCGGCAACCGCCAGGTAGCAAAAGTCGCCAAACATCTCGAAATCGAACTTGCTTTTCAGGCTCTGCCGGTCGGTAGACTTGAGACGTTCGCCAAAGCCAGCCTTGCTATACACCTGCCAGTATTCGATCAGGTCGAAGCTCTTGCCGCTCTTCTTATTGGAAGAGGACTTTTTGCGTCCACCTGAATACTGTACGGCCTGGCTGCGAAACGACTCACGGGAGCCTTTCAGCTCATCCTCGGGTAACCCGTACTCGCGTTCGACCTGCCAGGTCGGATGTATAACCTTCCTGGCAACCCATTGAACATCTTCCCAGTACTTGGCATCAGGATCGACAACAAGATCATCTACCGACACGTAGTAACTACGCGGGTAAGATGTGCCGGAACCACCAGGGCGGTAAAGCTCCGTCCATAACAGCCCCATACCCTTGATGATGGCCTCATTAATAGCCATCCGGCACTGGACCTTCTTGTTAGCCTCATCCTGAAGCCAGTTGAGGTAATGCTCTTTCAGTCCCGCGTGCGTCCGCTTTACCTCAGCCTCAGAATGCTCATGCATCTTCAGCATCTGGTATGACTGGGCGGCCTGCTGGTCATTCGGCTGTATTCCCAGCGCCTCCGGAGATATCTCAGGAGAGGTGCGAGGTGTCACCTGGATCCTGGGATTACGATGATAAAGAACCGGGCCAAAGAGAGCCACGGCCTCAAACACGCGGTTGACCGTCATACGGAATGTGGGGAGCGCTCCCTGGGTTTCCTTGTCCAGGAAGCCTCCGGGGGCCTTGGCGTAGGCCCCTTTCCACATCCAGTCGTGGGCACCGTCGAAGAACTTCATCGCCTCTTCGGCGTACTTGCCGAAGCGGTCCTGCTTTTGCTTCTCGGCGTCCTTAATCTTGTGGAGCCACTCCTGAACGATGCCGCTGGCAGGGTGGTTGCCGTCGTCTAATATGGGCATCGCTGTCTCCTAACGAAATCGGCAAAATTTGCCGATTTGGGTTACTCGGCTTTTTTTGTCTTCGGCGTGAGGGCAAGCTCCAGACGCTCGATACGGCTCAGCATCTCAGCATGCTCTTCCTTGATCCGCTTGTACTCATCGGTGAAATCCCACGCCCCGCCTTCTCGGTGATCAGAATTGATCTCCAACTTGGGATCGTCAATATGGCGAACGGACTCGTTAATCCCCCCATTAACATTTCGCAGCATGATATTACGGCCAGTCCTGGAAATACGGACAACAAATGCCAGCTGGGGAAATGTCCCCTCATCTCGTCCTGTGGGGTGGAAAGACACGGGTGTGCCTATCTTCACTTCCGGCATCTCGAAACTGATAATCTGGTCTTGGGTAGGTGAACTCATCATTACTCTCCTGTGGGTCCCAGGTTAATGTAAGCAGGCGCTAAGCCCCTTGCTTTCGCCCTGCGGGTCTCTTCACGCATCTTTCGCTGTGCAATTATCTGCTGGACAGGGCCGCTTTTCCGTACACTAGGCTTTGCCTTGACGTACTTAAGTCCATGCGCAGCAGCATATTCACACGTTTCTACTGCATGGCAATGTGTGCGACGATTGCCCTCGTCCTGCACGTAGCCATTGACTACTTTCTTCTTGAATCTTGCGAATTCCCTGCATAGATTCGGGCAACGCTGCACAACTACCATCATCCTAGTTGTACCATCTCCCCTTATTCTGAGCCAATCTCGAAGTCGCATTTCACGGCCAGGAACATCGTCGCTTCCTGACCTGAACCTGCTGCCCGTCTCGATGCTCACCACACCCCTCTGGGCGAGTTCATTCGTGTACTGTGTCCTGGGGAGAACGCCGGAGCCTATCTCCCTCAGCCGTCCACCGTGGGCGTCAATAATGAATGACTGGAATGGCAGGTCACCCACCTTCTCCTTCACCGCCTCGGCAAACTTGGTGGCCGTACACTGCTGGATATACAACTCGTCGTAGCAGATCTTGTAGTCCCCCAGGCTTTCCGGGGGAACGGTCCAGAAGGTGACCGCACATACCGCGTGCCCAGGGTCAACCACCATGTACCGGCACCAGTCCCTGGGGGGAACCCCGTCGTTCTCTGTCAGTATCCGCTGCACCTTTGTCCTGGGCTCCTCGAACTTGATGGCACCGTGAATATCCTTAGCGAACGAGGGGTACATCAGGATACTGTCTGTGACCATCTCCCCCAGGGCACGCTTACGGTACTCGTCATCACCCTTGGCCTGCCAGCGCTTGATGTTCTCGCGCTTTACCTGCTCGGGCATGAAGGGGTTATCAAAGATGGTGGCTCGAAAGATGACTGTGGTGGGGCTGTCCATGTCCTTCTCGTCGTAGGCCCGATCCACGAGGTTTACCAGGGCGTCGTTCTTGCTGTGTGGCAGGGCGCTCCAGCGTAGCTTCCCGTCACGCATTGAGAGCCTGGCAATCATCTCGTCATACCACTCGGGCTTCTCCAGATCCTCGTCGATATGCACAAGGTCAGCCTGGAACCCCTGCGCGGGATCGCCCTTGCTACCCATGGCGTAGATCACCCAGCCATTCTTCAACTCACACATCTCGAAGACGTGCTGGGCACGCTTCTTCCAGGCAAACTTCTTGATGAACCTGTTGGGAATTAGGGGTGGGGCCGGCTTGGCATCCTTGCGGTTCTCCCAGTCACTGGCTATCCAGGGTTTCCATGCTCTCCAGCGACCTGTCTTTTCGTCGCGGATAATCTTGAAGGAACCGGCACGGAAGAGGTACTTGTGGATTGTGCGGCCTATGTGACCCTCATCCATGCCAAGACAGACCATGATCCCGTTCTCCTTGGGGTATTTCCCATAGGGATCCTGCCCTGTAGCGGCGCGTGCGTCCTCCACGAAGCTGGCAAGACTCTTGCCTACCTGGTTGCCTGCCTGGATGAGTGCTTCCTTGGCCATGCAGGCATGGAAGGCATCCTGGAAAGGCAACGGCTCATAGAGCTTTAGTGCCTCGCAGTCACGCAGGAGCTTTTCCCTGTGCAGGGCGCGGAATTCCTGTTTCTGGTGCTCTGTTACCGTTGCAACAGCTTTCTGATCAGGAATCTGTATCGCCCTGGACTGGTGCCTCCTCGACTTTTTTGGATCTAGTGCCATTTTTCTTGAAGGTTCGCTTACTGGTGTCAATCTGCATAATACGCTTCGTCTCGCGCTGGATTTCTTTCTCCAGCTCTTCGTCTGTGATTTCCTCCAGGCTGCGCTGCGCCGCACCGGACTCACTTACCTTTGTGACTAGGCGGATCACTGTATCGTGCGCCTTCTGCCTCATCGGCGAGCCTGGTGGACTCCTCAAGTAATTAGCCATGAACTGCTGGGCGAAGCCCCCCGGCCCACCGAACGCCTCCATGATGTACTGGAGGGTTTCGGCCATGTGGGGAACTTCGCTCCCGCCCTGTGCGAGCTTATCAAGAAGGTCAAATCCGCCATCCTCGATCTTCTTAACCCGCTCATCAACTTCCTGCTTGCGCTGCCCCTCTCGCTCCTCAGCACGGCACATCTTGCACGTTTTGCGGTAGCCGTCTGAAGAACTGTTGGACCTGTGCCAGAACTCTTGCGAGAGCGGGAAGGTCACATGGCAGTTCTCGCAAGCTCGTTCTGTCATACCTGGCCCCTCCTCCACTGGGTTGGATACTGCCCCTGAGGAGGAGGAGTTGGCTCCGGTGGACGCCTGGAGGGCTGCGCCTGCTGCTGGGCC